GGGACGAAGCTGTGGGCCAAAGTGACGAATCTTTCCAGTCGGCATAGGAGTTGAGGACCTCGTCAGCATCAATCCATGGACCGTCTTGGACCTTAAAATAGTAGTCCATGTCCTTCGGCGTAGAAGGCCAGAACATGAGTCGGTTGGTCTCGAAGGTTGAATTGTCGAAAAGGTCTATCCCGATTATCCCGGCAATTTTTCGGCTTATGGCCACATACTCATCAGCCGTGACCTCTCTGCTCAGTGGCATTATTAGTCGGTACCGAGGAGACGCATCTGAGTGTTTGTGAGTCCCGTGCAGAACAGCTGCATTGTCAAACTGGAGAGTGAAGTCGTCCCAGAGGTCTTTGTGGGCAAAGTCCAAGTCGAGGGTCATCAGTTGTCTGTGGACCACATTGGCCGGACTTCTTTTGCCTCCTCTCAGGTAGCCCCCGACATATCCACCTACGTCCTTTATTTTGAGCTGGTCCTCCTTGCTTGCAGAAACAAATTCCTTGAATGTTTCAGTGGTCTTATTCTCCTCCCCGAGTCGACTGACCAATTCAGACCATTTCAGTTTCTTGTTGCTCCACACTTTTGATCTTGCACTCAGTCCAATTGCAATATCAAGTTCCCCGTCGTATGTCATTAGTCTTTTTTATAAAATTTAGTAACGTATCCGTCTGCTTTGAGAGGCAATCCCATTGGCAAGCAGTTCAGCCAAGGAAGATCCTCCCCCATAACTCTGCACATAGTCTCCAGACAATCCCCGGCTCGGTCTTCGTCTACCTCTGCAATGGCTTCATCATGGACATGCATTACTATTTCGAAGTCTTTCATAATGCTTAGTCTGTACATTGCTTCGGCGAGAAGATCCCGGGAGATTGCCTGGACTATGTTCTCCACCAGTTTGCCCCCGTAAGTCTCTACCTCAGTCCATCCTACTGACTGGACCATGCCGTCATAGACAATGCCAGTCTGCCCGAACCTGTTGGGTCTCACCCGGGGATTTCTGTAGTATAATTTTCTCCCCGCTGGGAGGGCTATTGTCAGATTGGTTCCGTCATGTTCAAATACGAGGCAACTTACCTTTTTAGTCTTTCTGGTCTGGACGCACTCAATGGCCTTTTCGTTCACCTCAGCCCAAAACTCAACGATTTTAGGATTGGCTCGACGCCAAAGAGCTACGATGGAGTACATTTCCTTTTTGGACAGCTTCTTCTCTTTGTCCATCTTCTCCATTGCGTTGACCGACCCCCCATACCCGAGTGCCAATTCTGCCGTCTTGCCCCGCTGTCTGAGGTCCGATCCTTTCGTAACCTGCTCAATGGGGACCCCGAACATGAGTGATGCTGATGCCTCGTAGATCTTGCCATGGGTGTTGAAGACGTCGAGTCGCCATTTCTCCTGGGCTAACCAGGACAGGACCCGGGCCTCAATAGCACTAAAGTCGGCTACTGCAAACATTTTCCCCTCCGGGGCTATGAAGGCTGTTCGGATGAGCTCGGACAAAACATCCGGGATATTGCCGTAACACATTTCGATAAGGCCGTAGTCTCCTTTCTCTACTATGCTTCTGGCGAGGTCCAAGTCCTTCATGTGATTCTGGGGGAGGTTCTGGAGCTGAATCATTCGGCTCGACCAACGTCCTGTTCTGTTGGCTCCGTAAAACTGGAATAGTCCATGGGCTCTCCGGTCTTTGGCAGCGCAGTTGAGCATTGCAATGTACTTCTTAGTTGAGGTCTTGGACAGTGCAAGCCGACCAGCGAGGACCTCCTTGACCAAGTCGGGAGCCTCCGGATTGTTTTTCAGATATTCGAGAATTTCGGGCTTTCCCAGTGCAGGGAAGTTGAGCCCGAAATTAGTGCTAAGCCACGTCTTCAACTGGGCCAAGCTGTTCGGGTTATCCAAGCCTGTCAGTTCCTTCATTCGGTCAGTCATCTCCTCCGTGTATACCTCGTCGAAAGAGATGGCGTTCCCGACCATGTCGAGATCTATCAGGATCCCCCGGTCGTTGATGCTTTGGTCTACGAGGTAGTTCCGACGTTCGAACTCCGGGAATGGGAATTGGTCCAGCTGTTCCACGATGTCGCGTTCGGCAATCACGTCATATTCGGCATACGTCTTGAACTCGTTCCACTTGCCCGGGTCGTCGTCCGGCATGTTCCGAGTCCTCATCCCGTTGGACTTGGTTGGCTTGCACGGGGAGCAAAAAAACCGGATTAAAGCTTTACCGGTCGACTTCTTCCCGTGCTCCCCGAGGACCAAAGCTTTGGAGAGTTCATCCAAAGCCAAAGGCAGTCCGCAATAGGCTGCTTTGGTCATTGAGCAATACAATTGGTCAATTGGGATGGGTAGTCCTATACGCTTAAATACGAGTCTCTCAAATACTGCGTTATGCGCCCATTTCTCGATCCCCGGATCAGTTAAAGCAGAAACGAAGTAATCAGGGAGCTCCTCTCCTTTGGCCAGATCTATCACCTGAACGGGAGAGGTGTCAAAGGCGAAAGACACCATAAGGAGTTGAAAGTTCCCCGATTCTATGTATTTATAGGCGCCCGTGGATTTAATGTCCTCCGGGCTATATGTTTCGGTATCGAAATATAAGCGTCTCGGCATGTTGACTATTGTTAAATTTGTTGCTGGGCGGGGATTCGAACCCCTAATCCCAAGTAAGACCCAGCATACCAACCTACATAAGGTCGTCGTCCCACGGGTTCTGGCCGAAGTCCTCCTCTGCCGAAGATCCCCCGGAGAGACGTTCTCCGTCAGCCAACTTCTGGAGGTTGTTCAACCCGCAAGCAACGCCTTTATTGCCATTCGTGTTGAAGACGTAGAAGTTGATCGACGCCCGGCCATAGCATCCGGAGTAGAAATCCTCTTTTTCGATGATGGGGTTGAGGTTGATGTCCACGATGCCAGGACGGTTGTCCGAGTTGGCATTGACGAACATGTGCCCAGCATACTCCGGATTGTCCGGTCTTTCGGTGTCCCCGTCGCGGAGGGGGTTCTTCCACGTCGGGGGAATCTTGCCGCCCAATTTGGCGATGTCTTCTTTGAGAGCCGTGTCGATGGCCTCCTTGACCCGAGACAGAGTTGCCGAGTCAGTCTTCGGGATGAGGATGGACACCGAGTATTTTGCTCGGTCGGAACCCTCCATTGCCCGGGGTTCCCATACGTTGGCGTAACTGAACCGGACTTTGCCGGTAACTACTTTGGTTGTTGCACTCATAATTGTTGGAGTTTAGTTATTTGAAAAATCGAGTTTTGCTTGTTCTATGCCCATTGCCGGACGTTTGTCAGACTCAGGGACGAGAGTGGGTTTGCCAGGAGCTTTGATGACGAGGTCCCCGACCAGTGAATCGAAGTCCTTTTTGAGGAGCTTCTCGATAGCCGGGATTCCAGCCAGTTTGACAACTTGGAACTGCTCCGGAGTGTAGTCGCATGCGGTAAGAACTTCCTGAACTGCATTCTCGTCAGTCCATTTCCGCATTGACCTTCCTTCTACTACCTTATATCCCGGGACCTTCTCGCCCGAGATGGCTTTGGAGAGTAGGTGCTCAGATACAGCATTTACCCAATCTTGAAGCATGGGTGCTTGCTCGAAAATCTGAGCGAGCTCCTCAGTGGTCAGGAGTTCGGGCTCTTTAAACTCGTGTTTGGCCAAGTCAAGATTGTGGTCTGCCATTTTGCGGCACAAAGCTTTGACTCTGCACCACCTGCACCAGTGCCCGACTTGGAATTCCCCCTCCCCGGAGTAAGCGAGAGCTGCTTTGGGTTTCACTACCTCCTCACCCCATTTGTAGAGGTCCCCGGGGGTAATCTCCCATGACGATATTCGCTCCTGCCGGGGCTGGACGATAGTCAACTTTACCATGTTGATGTCGTAGACCATCTCAAATTTGGACAATGCCCCAAGAGCATACAGCATCAGCTGAGCATTGTTCTCAGCGAAAACCGGCACGCCAGTGCCAAACTTGAGGTCTATGATCTCCATGACCCCGTCAGCGATAATGCAAGCGTCTCCAGTGCCGAATCCTTGTTCGACCCAAGCCGAGAAGTCCAGTCGCTCCTCCAGAAGAACGAGTGCGTCTCTGGTTTTTCGTAGAGCTTCCGTATATTGGCCCGTTACGTACTGGCAATAAGCCATTACGGGCTCATCCATGGCCTCAGTGTAGAGGTCACTCTTCTTCAGCTTCCTGAGTTCAGCAGACGTAACGTCAACAGGCGTTATGCGGAACCTCGCTCGGAGGTAACATTCTGCCATCTCGTGAGCCAGAGTACCCTCTTCGGCATACTTGGAAGGCTTACCGGTTTCCTCAACCTTTTCCTCCAGTCTGGCACTGGGGGTGCAGTTGATCCACCGGTCTGCCTTTGATGCCGAAAGCATAGCGTGCTTACGAGATGAGTGATTCGGGGCTCCCATTACGCAAGGTCTTTGAGGAATTCGTAGAACGCGTCGTAGTTTCGGGCATCCAATCCCGTCACATTCTTCGCTCCCAGTTCAGTGAGCTTTGCCCGGATGGTTTCGCGGTGGTTGTCCACCTTACTTGCCAGGAGAGTCCGGATGTCCTGAATTGAGACAGCGGGGTCAGAACCCAAAGAGGAGTTCGCATCCATCGGCATGGGTTCGGGTTCCTCCGTCTTTCTGGGGGCTGGAGCCGGAGCTGGAGCCGGAGCTGGTTTCTTCAGGTCCCAAAAAACCCTCTCCATTTGTGATTTACGGATCTTGACTGTTACAGGATTTGATCCTATGACCTGACAGATTTTGCGGGCCATTTCGAGATCCTGAGGCTCTTCGAGGTTTGCCTCGAACTTAATTTCTACTTTCATTGGCTTGATAATTTTTGATTATGGTGTTCAGAAGTTCAATGTACTTGCTGAGGGGTATAGCCGGGTCATGGAGAACAGTTTCATGAAACAGGGACCCGAGGTGAAACACCTTCGTCTCTCCTGTTTTGACCGATAACTCGGCTCTGTAGTTCCCGTTTGTCAGAATACATGTCTCTCCTCTAAACTCGGAGTTCCATGCTCCTCTGTAGAGATCGTCGACAGATACACGGAGCCAAGCTGCTAAACGTGAGACTTGCTCCGAGTTCAGCAATGTCTTTCCGTTGAGGACCCGGTTGAGAGCTGCTCGGGGAAACCGGTTATCAGGGAACAGAAATTCTGCCACTTCTTGAAGTCTTAGACCCCTCTGTTCGATTAGTTCTCTGAGATTGATAGTCATTGTGTTGTCCATGTTGTTTATCCCAAATATAATCAATTTTTCCCACGTATAAAAACTTTTCAATCTTTTTTGTGAAAAATGTTTACTTAGTGAGGAGGTATACCACTTGAGCAATAAACATACTCCTTCTGCTTGGACTGAGGCGATTGTATGCTTCTCGTATAGGCTCAATGGCTTTCTCGAGCTTGAGGTCTTTTCCTTTCCTCTCCAGTTCCTTGATGGCTCTGTAAACCCTGGTCCTTTCCTGCCACTCCAGAACGTCTCCCTTATCTGGCCACCAACCCGCCACGGGGACGGATTTGGAGTTGAGCACATAAGCCGATTTGCCGTCCTCCGAAAATGGCTGACGAGTGATAGATCCCGGAGTACAGTTGGGGTTGATCTTCTTCCCGAACGAGATGGGCTCCATGTGTGTAGGTCCCTCTCCTGGAAGCTTGTCCATTATCATGTAGTGAAATCCGAACTCGTCTTCGTACTTGAACACTACGTATTCTTCAATCTTTTCCATAATAGTTATATGTTTAAGGTTCTTGCTGATATTCTGCATTTCTTGCCGAAGTAAGTGAAGGTCTGACCGTTAACTGCAATGTCTTTCAGTTCAGTCTCAGTGTAAGGCTCGTACTCACCTTCAATGTTGATTCGAGTGGCTCCCCGGGAGTTAGCCAAAGCTCTGAAGGAAGTGAAGACCCCCTCAATGTATCCCATTCGAGTGACGATGAGTACTGATTTCATTGCTCTCATAGTTGTGTAGGTTTTTTGTTTACACTACAAATACAATACTTCTGCGGTAAATACTACGATAAAATCAGCATTTTTTTCCGTTTTTAAGAATCCCCATAATGACCATTTCGATTGGGTCGGGTGAATCTAGTTTTGTCTGGGTTTCCGCCAATCTCTCCCACATTAAGCCAGACTTAAACCCGATGAAAGCCAGGAGTTTCTCCTTTCTCGTGAGGGGCTTGTCGCTTTTAATGCCTAACCTGTCAAGGATGGTCTCAATCCCTTCATTGACAAAATCAGACTGATTCTTGACTGACTCTCTGCGGATAACCTCAAGGAGGGTCTCCGCTATATCGCTGGAGTCTTTCAGCTCCTTGGATACGATTCCGTTGTAATAGTTGTCCGATTTGGGGTCCGGGTCTGCCGGGAGGTCCCAGTTGAATTTTTTTTCCATAATAGTTGGCTTGAATTTATGTTCTACGTGTTCTATTTTTTCAACTCCATTACCTGATTGAGGGTTAACATTTCTGAAAGTTATTTCTCTGGAGGAAGTCCTGGAGCTCCTCTTGTGTGTAGCAGGTGGAGATGATCCCGTTACTGAAATAGAGGTCGAAAGCACCCGAAGGAAGCTGAGTAACCATAAGTCTTAAACCATTGCTGTCGATGTAACTTGTAATTGCCATTGTCTTATCCTTTTGTTTGTATCACAAATATAAGAAAAGTTTTTTGAAGTGAAAAATTTTTTGATTGAAAAATGAGAAAAAAGTTGGGACCCCTGTGATTAAAACTGTTTGATTGAGTTTATGTTCCAGGAGCTGGAATTTCATATGCCCCGTGTCCAAACCAGTTCCTACCATATTTACGAACGGGATTCGGCTGGTGATGAAGCCCTCCGTCTCGGATCCGAGACGGAGGACCTGTACCTATCAATAGGTATGTGCTAGTCCGTGATTGTTGGTCCCCCCCCAAAAAACCCTCTCCATTTGTGATTTAGGAGGGTGTTTGGGGAACCTTTCCCCCGTGACCCTTATAGATATATACATCAACTTGATTGGGTTCCTAAAACCCTCCTATTTTTATTCAGTATGAAGAAGTCTGGCTGTATCGTTTTGAGTGATTTGGTTCTGAGCTTGCCAAGCCTCGTCTGTTCTGTTGTGTCCGTAGAATTTGTCGTATACTCCTGTGGTGCAATCCATTCGAGCATTCTTCGGATCCTTTTGTCTGTACCACAAATACGGGGATTCTGCTGCAAATACTACGATAAAATGCTGGAAAATAGGGCCCCCGGAACAATGAAATTTTTATTGTTCCGGCCCTAATTGATTGATATTCAATTGATTAGGCCCTAAAATCACTCCCCCCC